ACCAGTACCAGCTTTTGCTAAATCTAAGTGATTAGCAGAAAGAGCAGATGCAAATAAACCTTGAAGATGATTGAACAGTCTTACTGAGTTTAATTTGTTGATAGCATCTGCAATTTGGTTTCTGATGTGACCCATTGGATCTTCACCAGCTGCCAATACAGCTACATCATCAACAGCATACGCAAAACCTCTATGACAGATAGTTGCGATCTGTGTTCCTGTACCGATTTTCTGTGGAGTTAAGAAACCACCGTTACCTGTACCCCAAGTTGCTGTTCCATCTAAGACCTTCTGATGCGTCAAGAAGTGCGTTACGCACAACAGCACCAGATTTTATAAAAGCACTACGTTCTTTGATTGCCTCAGAGACATAGGTGCTCAAATTATTTCTCTTAACGATGTCAGCTAATAAGACACCACCAGAGTAATTCTGAAACGGAGCAGCCATTTAGAATAATTTAAAAGTTTACAATGACCAAGCCACCGACTTGGATGTTGAATCCACCGAATCCAACAATTATGATTGAGCCTCTTGCTTGAGCACCGCTGCAAGTTGAGGGTTCTGTTCCGATAGTAGCATTTGTTGAGTCAGATTGCCCGTTTTCCAAGGATTTGTCTGCCCTCCTCCCACGTTTGATGTAGGAGTTGGTTTTGCACCCATTCCTGCTGCTGAACTAGGCTTGAAATGATGCTCCCAACCACTACCAGGGTTTTTGAGACTTGTGAGATAACTGTCTAAATCTTGTTCAACTCCTCCGTTTAAAATTACAACCTTCCCTTCAGCATTCTTTTGTAACTTATTTTGTAATAAAGATAGAGTTTGTTCAGCATTAACCGCTCCAAGGTTACTTATAGATGCTAATGCTGTCTGCTTAGTTGTTGCAAGTTCATTTGAACTTCTGAGTTCTTCTAATTGCTGAGACAAGGTTGCAATCTGTTGGTCTTTATCTTGAGCAGTTTTATTTGCTTCCTCCCAAAGAGTTTTCCATTGACCTTGATCTTCTAATATCTGTTTTCTTTTCTGTTCTTCTTTTTCATAAACACCATCTAATTTACTTTTTACGTCATTAAATTTTTCTGACCATTTAGTATTATTTTCAGTATTTTGTTTTTTAAGTTCCTGTATTTGCTGTTCATATTCAGCTTTTACAGAATCCAAATTAGGTGCAGGAGGCTGAACTGAAGGTTGTGTTGTTGCGGCTTCAGTTGTTTCAGTTGTTGACTGAATTACTTTTTCTTCGATTGCCATAAATTATTCAGAAAGAGGATTTGTAGTTTTTTTCTTAGAAACTTTCTTTTTAGGTTGTTCTTTTATAGCTGATTCGGGAGCAGGACAAGCTTCAACTGCCTTTTCAGCTTCACCTTTATGCTCTATAACTTGCCATTTATAAGTTCCGTCAGGTTGCAGAACATGATCTATAGATCCAGCCATAATTAAATGTGTACTTGTATATTATCTTAGCAGATTATTCAGACTTAGCTTCATTTGATGTAGGTAAAACTTCACCTTGTACCAAAATGTCTCTAAACTCTTCTCTATCAATAACTTGTTGATCGAATAATGATGTCAATGCTGTAATATCCTGTCCTATTAACCTTTCAATATCAAAGTCTCTACTAATCTTTACTTCTGGTGGTTCAATACCTACATATTCAGCAGATAAATTAAATGCTTTTTGTAATTTTTGTTCTAATTCCATAGAAACCATAGCAAGCATAGAATTAGTATCTACTCTATCTAACCTTCTTGCATCAGCACTTTCAGCTACAAACTTCTGTTGACTTAAAGTACTAATACCAAGAGTAGCCATTTGCATTTGTAATTCTCTTATCTCAGCAGATTGAGCTTCAAATGCACTACTAGCTGGCTCTACATAGTAAACTTTATTTCCTGGCTGAGTTGCCATTGCATAATTTACAGATATAGCTAAATCTTTAGTCTGATCATCATATCCTTCCATTACTAACATCGGTTGAGATGCAACGTGCAAACTATGAATCAAATCAGCTTGTCTTTGAAAATGTGCAAGATTTAAATATGCAATGTCTAATAAAGGTGGTTTGCTCACTAAATTATCTGTTTTTCCAGAATATATCGTAACAAGAGGTATTTCTCCAAGAGAAAAATTACCAGCTTCTACTTGTTTATAATCTTTACCTGTCGAGCCAACTTCAAACTCACCCACAGTACTGTCGTCTGAAACATCATACATCTCTTCAATTTGTTCTTTCTTACGAAAAACTCTATATTTACCTGGTTCGATTACTCTTATTTGGTCAAAAACTTTTTCTCCAAACTGACCACTTGGAAGAACAGCCTTTTCAGCAATTCTTACCTGTACTAAGTTTCCATAGTTAGATTCTCTATCTAATCTCCAACCGTAAAGATTTAATGGATCTACTTCAATCCAATATGGCCTACGGTTCTGCTGACGTTCTTCTGCAAGTGTTAAAGCACCAGAAGGTGCAGGATAATCTACAAGAATATGACTTTGACCATAAGTTAATGAACACATCAGTATTCTTCTGGCATATTCATCTAAGTCTGATTTACAACCATCAACATCCATTTTGAACATTTCTGTCCAATAAGGATCTCCTATTAATGTTATTGGCTTACGAAGTACAAGTCCTGCTGCTGCTCTTATTAATCTTTGAGTAAAAGGACTAAATACTGCTCTGTTTACCCTTGCAAGATAAGCGTCATAGTCTTCTCTTGGTTCTAGTGGTAGAAACGCTTCGCTATTTGTTCTTAAGTAGTCAGTTCCTTCGCTGACAGCTTTCATTATTTCCCATCCCTTCATCATGTCTAGAACTGCTCTGGTTCTAGTAAAAGGACTATCAACTCCTCCTACTGAAGTAGAAGAAACAATGTTGGTTCGTATTGGACCAGGAATTGAATAAGTCATGTCTGCCTTTACTATCTTTCATTGGACCTTTTACTCCTTTCATTCTCGCACAAAAACTCTTCCTTCTTGCTGCTCTTTTTCCCGTAGGATTACTTTCTGTTACTGGTGCTTTTAAATTACTACCTGTAGCTCTGTTATATTTTGCTCGTCCTTTAGCAGTCAGCCCACCCTTCTTAGACTTTTCGCCTCTTCCAACTGATAAACTGACTCCTTTTTTGCGTGGCATTACTTTCCTTTTTTTCTCATGGCTATTTTATGTGCTTCCGTAAATGTTTTTCCATTTAACATTTCTTTTTTCATTACTGCCATGTGTTGTGCAGTATGAGTACCTTTCTTCTTATGATTTGCTAAAGCAGTCTTTTGCCTAGCTGTAAGTTCTTTTTTTACTTTCATTTCTTTTTCCTTTTTTTCTTTTTAGCATTTAGCTTTTTTAAATCAGCAGCAGTAATCTTATCTCGTGGTGCAGCAACAGCAGCAAGTTTGCGTTGCTTGGGTGAATAAGATCCTTTAGGCATTAGGCAGCAGAAGTTATATCGCCAGTAGTTTGAAAACTTACTGAAACTGTAGAAATGTCTCCAACAGTAGAACTAAATGATGTTCCTGTAATTATTCCGTTAAAACTTAGTTTTTTAGCCCCAGTTGTATCTAAGAAAAGATTAAATGAAGCATCCCCCGCATCTTCAGAAGTTAATACATCATTAATTATTTCAGAGGTATTATCTCCAGATGTTGCTGTATAAAGAAGATCAACTGTGCCAGAAGCAGATTTTAAAGATCCTACATACTTTCTAGAGGTATCTCCATGAGCAGTACACTCAAGAGTGTCTTTTGTTACGTCTAATGTCCAAGCTGTTGTAGAAGCTATAGCTCCAACTGATCCAGTTCCGTTATCAAATGCAACAGAGCCTTCTTCACCACGAAAAAATGCCATGATTTCAAGAAAATTTTACTTATAACAATATATTACCTTGAAACTGGGTTTTTTACAGTCATTTTTTCTTCTTTTTACGTCTATGTTGATAACTTATCTTTTTACTACCTGTTTTTTCTCTTTTAAACCTAGCTTTTTCTTTTGAGCTTAATTCTGAGGCAGTCTTAGGTGTCTTACTTGATACACGCTTTTTAGGTCTACACGCTGGATATGATCTATCTTCACCCTTCTTACGGCCACAAGGCTTACCTGTTTTTATATCAACCCACTCTTCTTTAAACCAACGTGCTAAACCACCGCTACTTTTTGCCACGTTTTTTCCTCGTAGTTTTTCTTTTGCCTTTAGTGTAACCAGAAGCAGTCTTTTTCTTACCTGCAGCATCAGGCTTTGTACCTTTACAAACTTGAACAGCATAACCATTTGCATAAGCAGATGGATAAACTTTATATTTGCGTTTTGCAGCAGCTATACCTCTAGCACATAGTTTTCCCATGCCTACATCCCACAAGTGCAGCGTTTTTTGCTACCTTTTTTCTTCTTTTTCTTCTTACCTTTAGGTTTCATTGAACCGTAAGCCATAATAAAAAGTGTCTCTTAGTATATTCTAAACGAAGTTTGTCCTAGTGTCTCTGGTTTTGCAAGATTAAATTGTTGTAAACAAAGATACCCGAAAGCGTCAAAAGCATGGTCAACTCCAAGGTTTTTATTAGGCATACCTGTATTTGGTGCGTAAGTTAACGTACGAAGGGATTTTATTAGTTCTTTACATCGAGGATGGATAAAGGTTCTACGATTTCCAGCTGCATCATATAAAGCTGTGTTTACAGCCGTAATTTTATCTCGAATCTTCCAGGGGGCTTTCGGGCTGGACACATTAAAACCACTTCTTCTCAAAATTGTATGATCTGTTAAGCCTACTCCACTTGTTTTTCGAGCACCTCCCGTAGGGTCGGGACACGTTATCACTCGTCTGTCCACCCCATACCTATTTACGACTTCTTCCGCAAAATCCCATGTTGTTGCACCCCCTCGTAAGATAATTTCGTCAAAAATATACAAATTTTCGTTGTTTTTTACCGCACATATGCCACAAAGCGGGTCAACGTTAAAATCTACCCCCATATATAACGGCAACATCTGTAAATCTGCTGCTTCAGATGATATGTTCTCGTCATCAAAGCTAATTGCCACTAATCCAGTAAGATTTTCAAAGCTAGCTTCAAATTCTTGCCTAAATGTACGCTGATCTAATTGACCCCTGGCTGCTTCAACTTCAGTACTCGGAACATTACCCCCCTCTATCGTTGTAAAACTCCATCGCTTCCAATCCCCACTTTCATCTTCAGGTACATAACACCATAAATCGTAAAACCAACTTGCCGTACCATCAGGTGTTGAAATAAATAGTGCCCATCCTTGCTTATCTGCAAGAGCAGGTCGGATTACTTCAGACCATACCGCTCTGTCCATAAATGCAGCTTCATCTAATACAACTCCACTTAAACTACGACCTCTTAATGCCATCGCATTCTCTGTTCCCTTTAACTCAATAGTTGATTCATTTACTAATTCCAACTTTAAATCTGTCTCATTCTTACTTTTAACCCATTGCTTCGGTACTAATTTCTTAAGAGTCTTCCATGCAATGTCCTTTGCCATCCTATAGGTAGGTGCACAATAGAAATATGTTTCTCCAGGTTTAGCAATTGCTCCTTTCAACAACTCAACACAACTTAAATAGCTTTTTCCAAACCTTCTTCCCGCTACTAATACCCTAAATCTTTCTTCAGCATTAAATACCTGTCCTTGTGCCCACCTTAATGTTAACGGTTCTGCTACTGCCATATAAAAATATTAACCCCTTTTATCATAACAGCAACTTATTTTGTACTGTATCAACAGGTTCCCCGCCTACCTCAAATAAAAAGTATTTTTCTGAACACTCCCCCTAGTATCATATTATACATTGAATTAGTAACAAATGATATACTCCATTGTATAACTTACTCTTGTATATATACGAGTATCTGTTATAATATAAGAGTAGGGAAGAGAAAAACACAACTTTTTTCTTTCTGAACCTTGACAATTTAACTTAAATTTTCCGCTATGGCTAAACCCTCAGCTCGCTATACCTTTTCAGGTGTAGACACTCTCAGCTTTACTTCCCACGATGTAAGCGTTCGATTCTCAGATGGTGACTCTCTAACCGTTGACTTCACACGAGGTCAAAACGGTTTAAAGATGATCCACGAAGAGTGCCGAGACTTCCTTAAGTGGTACGGTAAGCGAGACATGGACGAGCTAAGAAAAACTTTCAAAGCTCTTGAGCAGATCATCAAAGAGGAGGTCGAGGCATGACCTCTTCCACCCTCGGTGACATGCACCCTGACGAATACACAACTTTGTCAGAGTGGGATCACTTCGTACATGACGAAGCTCAATCTAGAGGAATTAATCTCAAAGACGAGCAAGCAATGGAAGACCTCGATGAGGAACTTCAACAGCAAGCTCAAGACCACCGAGACCACCTCGAAATGGAAGCTTACGAGCAATCAATAGGACACTAACCATGTCCTTCCTTGATTCCTACCAAGAAACGAGGCTTGACGAAATAGAGGAGGAACTCTTCCGAGAGTCTCCTCTCTCTCCTAATCTTCGTCCCAAAGCTTACGAACTTTTACTAATCGAACTTTATTCTTAAACGCTATGAAATTTCAAATAGGTTACCTAACCTTTATAACAGTTTTATTATTCTTTATCGGTACATGGGCAAGCCATCAAAGGCCAACTATGGACTATTCCACTATTAATTGGGAGCAAACAAGACCATGAAACCTTACGTTATCTTCCACCGCACATGGTGGAAGCACAACTCAAGCTGGCCTGGAGGTCGTGAACCTGGCGTTGGCCCAGCTATAGTAATTGGCCGTGCCAATACTAAAGAGGAAGCCATCGAAATGTGCAAAACCTGGAACGCTTCACACGATCCTGGGAAACTTTCGAGGAAGGTTGAATTTACAATCGGGGACATTTAGTCCCCTTTCTCCCTGGAAACTCCTGGAACCAGGACAACACCTGGTGAACTCTAGGTAAACTAAGAAATCAATAAAACTGAATGAATTTTTAGCGATTTGCTCCCTTCAGAATCGCTTTTAAGGCTTGCGTTCCAAAGACTGAATGTATTTATACCCGTGAAATCAGCAAAAAACTGAATGGATTTTTACCAGGGGAAGACCAGGGAAGCTGCAAAAATTGAATGAAAAATCAAGCTATATAAACTGAATGTAAAAACTGAATGCGATTTTCAGCTGGCTTTGTCAACTGAATGTAAAAAAAATTGAATGGCTCAACATCTCCGCACTTCACCTCGATTTGTCAATGTATCATTTGTTACACCAAGGTAGTACGCCTGTATCATACGAGATATTTCCCTCAGGAGGCTTAAAATTGAATGTTATTCCTTGCTTTCGATCTGAATATTTAAACTCGGTGGCATATTTACATTTACCGCTTCTTGAGTCTCACCGTTAGCACGTCCCAAAGAATCTAAAATCATATGTGCAGTTTGCAATTGTCCTTTTTTTAATGCCGCATTGAACAATCTTTGTCTCATACTATGCAAACGAGAAAGTATGTCCACACGATCTCGCTCTAAATCCGTTGAGTTCCATTCGGTTACGGTTTTCCAATCGCTCCATGCTGTTTTTTCGGAGATACTTTCTCTTTGTGCGTGTTGTAAAACTAATTGTCTAGTGGAAAGACCATCTAATTGTTTTGTGTAGAGTCTTTGGCAACGTTGCTCAATATGACTTTTTGGGTTACGTTTTCCGTAAATATTTTTAATTGATTCCATACTATTTTTCGAAACCATTGCCAATAAAAAAGAGGTATTAAATTAATAATACCTCGTAAGTCTTGTTATGTGAAAAGAAATTAAGAAATGAGTTCGTAATTCATTTGACAAGAGAAGAAAAAATCATATGTTTTATTGACTTTATAACCCAAATTAATAAGTCTCATATGTTCTTGATCAGCTTTTTCAATTGAGTCTATAGAATTATGACTGTAAGTTCGAGAGATGTACTTTTTCATTTTGCAACCTCAAATAATTTCCCCTCGTTAATAAATTTGGTTTCGTCAAAATCCCAAATCTCACCTAATTGTAATTCTTTTAGAAGCAACTCTTTAATTTGATGAAGAATTGCATAACCCATAGAATTTTTATAATTATCATGTTCACACGATTGATAATCATAATTGTTGATAATTCCGACAAGATACCCTAATTGATTATGATCGTCCCAATAGTTAACAACGTTAGACATTCTATAAGAGTAAGAACGACGTTGAGAATAATCATCATCATTATATCTAGCGTTAAGAGAATTTTGATTTTCTCTTAATAAGATGTCGAAAATAGTTTGATAAATACAACCATTAGAATATTGGTGTAAATAAATATCGAAAAGCCCATTACAGAATTTATCAAAATCAGCAATAAGCTTTAATCTTTGTTCGTAAGTTTTAACACCGTCACCGTGGTTTCTTTCGTACCAAGAAATTCTTTCAACAGATCTAATAGCTCTAAGAATAGAAGATTTTCTTTCTGCATCAGTTTTACCGCTTTTCATATAATAAAAAGTAGATAAAGCATTGAAGGTATCGTCCGAACATAAATAAGCAGACATAGCGAATAAAGTAAACTACTCTTATATTATAACAGTTATTTCTTAGTATTTGCAATGATTTTGTTAAATTTTATAGTACTTCCTTTGGTTGATGCAAGATATAAAATATCAAATAATTTAATTAATCTAATTTTTCTTTTAGGTGAATATTTTGAATGTTTTATAAATCCAAGCATAGTAGTTAATAAAAACCATTGATCGCTGAATGAGAGCTTAATTTCATTTGGATTTGGTTGGTCTTGTTCATTTTGAAGTCTCAATAATAAATCTTTAATTCTACCCATAATGTGATTGTTTTTCTTTATATATGCTAGTATATTAGAGTAGTTAATGTCTAGTGCCTATGGTAAATTCAAGACGTTCCAATAGTATAAGATCAAGTGATCTTGAAAGGTTGAAACGTCTTTTAGATTTAGGAATTACACCAAAAGGTGTTCGTGCTTATGCCCAAAGTACATTTAATATTTCAAGGCAGCAAGCACATCGAGATACCGTTAAAGCAATGGTTGATCGTTCCAAAGATAAAAGGGTTAAACCTTCAAACAATGACCATAAGAAAATGATTGCTTCGGCAATGAATCTTCTTTTTCAAAGTATGCTCAAAGCTGAAACAGATAATGACCCTAGTGCATTAGCTAGATTAAGCAAAGAGATACGAGAGCTTTCTAAGCTCATTCCTGATTTTTCAGCTTCTCCAGATCCCGAATGGGACGATGAAGAATATACAAGTTTTGAAAAATCTGTCTCATAAAATTATTATTTTTTTCTCACAAAACGCTATGAAAAAATCAAAAAAACAAACTGTTATCCTCGAAAACGATCCACTTTATAAAGATAAGAAGGATTGGTCTGATAGATTTAGAAATCTAATTGGTAAAAGAATTGTTGGTGTTCGTTACCTTACTAAAGAAGAAACAGATGCAAGCGGTTGGTATTCCGCACCAATAGCAATTGAATTGGAAGATGGTTCATCATTAATACCTCAACAAGATGACGAAGGAAATGATGGAGGTGCATTATGGATTGCAAATTCAAAATGTAAAGAAGATCTTATTCCCGTTATTAGAGGTTAATTATGGATAAAGAACTCGAAAAAATTGCTGACCAATATGAAGGTAATTTATTGAATTATTTTTGTGGAATGTCACCAAAACAATCTAAAAAATTTAATCAAATGATAAAAAAATCTAAGGAGAATAAAAATGCCTAATTGGACACAAAACGAAGTTACGTTTTCTTCAGTAAAAACAACAAACATCAAAAAAATAAAAGAGATCTTTGAAAAAGGATCTCCATTTAATCAATTGATAAAAGAGCCTAATTGGAAAACAATTCCTTTAAAAGGCCATGAACAAGTAAATCGTTTTTCTAAAGAACCTTTAGGAGAAAAAGGAGAGCTACCTTACATTGAGGAAATTAAACTAAGTGACGGTGACGTAATGAAGTCACTTAGGTTTAAATCCACAAATGAACAAGATTTACGTTGGTATGATTGGAGATCGGAAAAATGGGGAACAAAATGGGACGTTCCAAAAGATGAAATCCAAATTGATGAACTTAACAATGGTTCTATTGTTATTGAGTTTCATACCGCATGGGCAGCACCCTATCCTATATATAAAAAATTTAGAAATAAATTTAAAGATGTAAAAATGGAATGGTGGGCAAGAGATGAAGATGATGACACTAACGGAGAGGGGTATTTTTTAAAATGACTATTTATGATTATTTTGATCGTCTAACTTCTATTGGATTAGGTGAAGATCATACCGAAGAGTTTGAAGATGCAATTCAAGATACTCTTTCGATGATTCAACAATCAACACTCGGAGCTTTTGAAAACAAAATTGAAGAGGAAGATTATGAAACATAAAGAGTATCAACAAAAAAGGGCATCACTTGATGATGCCTACCTTATGGGTGATATTTCATTATCTGACTATGCTAGAGATTCTTTAAATCTTGACTTCAAATATAATCAATTTATGTATGAAGATGAGAATTATAAACAATACAAAGAAATCACTTCCCCAAATCGTAATGGTTTGGAGGAGGTTATTTTCGTTCCAATGAAGAAAAACTCTAAGTGTAGAAGAAATGGAAAATTAATTAAATGTCCCAAATGTGGTAAAACTCACAAAGTTTATCATCTTTCATGGTCAGCTTTGCAATGTCAAAGTTGTTCATGGATTTCTGATAAATACGATTGGCAAATTGAAAAGGGTACACATGAAAACTAAAAAAATTATGTATAGAAGATATGTTGATCTTCTTCCACAAGAAAAAAGATTTTACACTATTAATCGAGAGTATTTAGAACTCAACGAATGTAATAAGTGTGAAGAAATAGAAAGCACCTATGATCTTTATTGGGATTGTGATTACAACTTAAAAAGTTGGAATTGTCTTTGTAAAGAATGTTATGAAGAAGAAGGAGGTGAACCTTTTGAAAACTGAACATAAAGAATACATTTTGGAAGTTTTACATGAAAAATTAGAAATTTTAGACATGAGAACTGAACAAGATTGGATAGAAGCAAACGACCCAAAAGCTCTTGAATTAAAGTTACTTTATGAAGCTATAGTTGCCTTTGGGTAAGATCACCAGCTGAACCCGAATTTTTCCAGGTTTTAAACTCCTGGAAATTTTTTAGCGTAATTTATTATATTTTTTTATCCTTTCTTCAAATTTTGCCATCGCTCCTAATAATTCATACTCATTCATTATCCTTACTTGAATGGCCCCTTCTTCTTTCGCAATTATGATTGCAGCTTGCTTCGCTTGAATGCCAGTTAAGTGTTTTAATCCTAAATTATATGCTCCGAGCTGGCAAAAATAATCTTCTAAATATTTATCAGGTTTGTCTTTACTCGATCCAGTTGTCTTAAAGTCAGTAATAGTAAGCTTTCCGTCTACATCAAGTAAACAATCTGCCGTACCAGCAAACCCTAATGGGTGATAAATACTAAATTCTATACTATGAATGGAAGTTATTGATCCTCCATCAATCCAGTTTGCCAAACCTCTGGCGTGCGGTTCTGCCAACCAATGTACTTTAGGGGCCGTTCCCTTCGCTTTTTTGATTGCCCACTCCGTAATGCTTTTCGGAGATCTCGCCAATCCGTCTTCGTAAGTTTTCCAAGAATTTCGTTCATTGCAGGTGTTCCTAATTAGTTTTGATGCTGTTTTTAGTATGTATTCACAATGTGAATGGGCTTTCGTTCCTCTATTTGCTGCTTGCTTTCTTATACTTTCATTCCCTGGCTTTACTAACCACTTTGCTAAAAATTCTTTATCTCTTTTACTCTTTGTTTCACTCAATATATGTGTAACTGAATGATATTCTGTTCCTTCTTTATCTCTATAAACTCTAAAGTCTCCTCCGTCTATTCGTTCCAATGATTTATGTCTTAGAACTGCAAGAGCGTCCTGTTTATCCACTCCATCTATTGTTAGTTGCATTTTTTAATATACTTCCCCATTATGATTCTATACTAAAATGACTCATTTGCAACCTCTTCATCGGTAATGTCATTCCATTCTCCATGTTTAAATTCAAAAATAAGTTCATGATCTGGTTCATAAAAAATCTGACCTTCGTATGGGTCAGCTGGAAGTCTTACTCTAACCATATAAATCTCCTAATTCTTTTTTTACTTCTTCTTCTATTTTTGCATATCGTTCATTCAACTCTCTATTTGCTTTTACTCTTCTTCTACTATTTACAAGAGCTAATTCTTCTGGACTTGCTTTTAACCAATAACATTGTGTTGAATAAGGTTCAGCAATGTATTTACCCCATTCTCCTTCTTTATTTTGATGTAAAAGATTCATTTGTTTTTGGTGCTTCATTTTTTAACCAATAATCAATAAGTGTTTTTAATTCTTGAATGCGTTTTTTTGCTGCATCAATACGTTCTTGTTTTTTCATAGAAAAGGTTTGGGGCTTACAGGTTTTCCTTGCTTACTGGAAAAGGCTATGACCTCTACGATATGAGGCTGTGGTTCTTCTCCGTCCTCGATGGGAACTCATATCAGCTTTCAAGTATGTTTGCAAATGTTCCAACCACGCAACACCCGTCATCTTGAAAGGAGCAGCAAGGTTAAGTAGGGGTAATCGGCTACTAACCTTGCCCAAACATTACTAATCTGTCATTTCTTCCAATGGATTGCCACCTACAAGTAAATTCTCTAAATAGAATCCCTCTTTTATCCTTGCATCATAAGCTTCTTTGATTTCTTTCTTATGAACTGGACTTTGTGGTTTTGGAATAATTGAATAACTTGTAAATTCAGATGAACCTCTTTGTTCTTTTTTCTGAGTTAGCTTCCAATTCCAATCAGCTAGATTTTCATATCCTTCTTCTGCTGCATATTCTAATATCTGTTTTCTGATAGATACCTTATCTACAGCAAAGATCATTACTTTCTTTTCTTCAAAAGAATATATAGGCCAAGTTAAAACTTTATCTATATTTTTGAATGGTCTTTCTTTTCCAACATTCTTTGGATCTTTTGCGTCCCAAAAGTTATTCTTCTGCCTTTCCCAATCACTTCCTAAAACCATAAGGATAGTATCTTCGTTAGGCATTTCAGTAAATTGAAAAGTTCTTGCAGACATATAATCATCTGCTGCTGTCCCAGGAGGTACTGCCCATACGCTGAAATAACGTAGTGGTTCTTCAACGCATAAGGCAAAAGTTGTAGAGGCTTCTTCCTGTACAGTTGCACCTAATTTATTAGGTTTTAAAAATAAACTACTTAAAGAATTAGTATCCTGAGAAGCTGAATCTTTAACTATGTCTGTGTCTAAAAGTTGCATGATTTGTGCTTGAATGTGCTTTTTGTGTCTTACGTCACTAAAGACGTACCATCAACATAAAGGGGGTTTCCTTTTACGTCAATGAATGTACAATGTGAAAACTTCTCTATTGAATCAACTATCCTAAAGAGAAGTAATCACAGTCTACCTTGCTAGTATAACACATGAGTTTGTTAACATTTGTAAAGTCTTTACCTTCTGACTTTGTTTGTGCTCCTATCTATAAAAAAGGATCAAAATTAATATCGGGTACTCCTTCAAAAGGAAAAACTCCTTTAGAAGATTCACACCATAGAAAGTACACTCCAGCTGATGCAGTTTTAGCTATGCGTCAGAATTATGATCTTCAAGCAATAGGTTTGTGGACAGGTATTCGTGGTAATGGTTATGTCATCTTGGATATTGATGCCGAACTGAAAATATATGAAAAATTATGGGGTGATGATTTAGCCACCGCTCCTAAAATTACCTCTACTAAAAAAAATGCAGCTAAGTTTGTTTTCAAAATTCCTAGTGATAGATGGACAGGTTTAAGAGGTTTTGGTCTTGGTGATAGAAATTATGAAATCCTATGGGGTAGGCAAGGAGTATTAAAGGGACTGTATCCTGGGCATGAGCGCACAAACACTCCCGAAGGTGAATATACATTAGTTGGTGATTTGCATAACGTTCCTGACGCTCCTGAGTGGCTTATAGCTGAAATGAAGGAGAAGGAAGACACCAATATTATTAAAAAGGATATTGACTTCACAGATCGTACTCAAGATGAAATTGCACAGATCATTTCAGATTGCGTTTCAGTAATACCTCAAAAAGGTACAGGCAGTAGAGATCATTGGGTTCGTGTAGGAATGGCGATCCATTCTGTATTACCTAATGATATGGGTTTACATTTATGGGCTTCTTGGTCTTCTGAAGATCCAGATTATGCAAAAGAATGGGAACAAGGCAATCCTTGTAAAGAAGTTTTTTATTCTTTTAAATCTAAATCTAGTGGTATTGGTCTTGGTACTTTAATTTGGCTTGCAGATAGAGAAGATCCCGAAAGAAAAAGATTTACTGAAACTGTAAAAAAGATTGTTGAAGAAGCGGAAGCTCGCTTCGTTCAAGAAACTAGATTATCCGTTCCAAAGTTTGAAGATCTAATTAAAGAAGCTAAAGATTTATTGGATATAGATAATCCAGCTGAGATGAATTACAAGCTAAATGCTTTGTCATTACGAGCTGGTTATCGAGATCAACAAGGTATTGAAAAGTTATTAATAGATCAGATGAAATATGAAAACTCTTCTGAGATAATGACTATAGAATCCTTGATGAATTTGGAAGTCGAAAGAGCATTTACCGTTCCAGATATATTACCTTCACCTTTTACTGTTTTGCTCTTCGGTTCGGGAGGAGATGGTAAATCAATGTCCGCTTGGTCGCTTGCGAAACACGTTGCAACTGGTAGTCCCTTTCTAGTTCGAGGCAAATATATGCCAGTACAGAAGGGTCCAGTTCTTCTTTTGAATGGTGATCAGTCAATGGTTCAGCTTAAAGAACAGTTGGAGGATATTGAATATCCAATGGATACCGATACTTACATTCTTGGTGATTGGTCGCTCCAAAACTATGCAAAGTTTATAAAGCTGATGGATGCTATAAAACCTAAATTAGTTATCATCGACTCTTTAATTGGTTGTAGTGGTGGTAAAGGTTTTGATGAGAACAAATCTGATTTTGCTACTCCTCTTTATTGGCTTACACAGAACAATGGAACTTTATGGGAACCAACTTCAATTCTTATAATTCATCACGCTAATAAAAATGGTGGATTTAGAGGTACTTCTGCTATTAGAGATGGTGTAGATGAAACATGGGCACTTAAAAAACCCGATGATAACTTAGTTGGCAGAGTTGGTAGTAACGCTCGAATTATAGAAGTCGAAAAGTCTCGTATCGGTAGGTCTGGTCTTTCCTTGATTATGAAGATGGAAGATGACCTTACTTATAGTATATCTGATTTCACTCCAGAAATTGCATCCAACGATAATACACCAGCTAATATTACCGATAAGATTTTACAAAGAATAAGATCAGTACACCCTGAAACTCGTTCCAAATACGAGCTTTTATATGATCCTTTGATTGGAGGTAAAACTGGAACTATAAGAAAATCGCTC